TCTTGTTCGTTGGTGTATCCATAATTTGCGATGGCGGGGGGTTGGAGTTTGACTGTCGAGAAAGTGGATTCCTTGGGCTTCGCGGCGATTTCGTTGAGGATTTCGAGGAACGTATTGAATCGCGCTGCCTGACGGAGATCGTCCTGCATCAGCAACTCGCTCGCGTTACCATCGCGGGCGCTCAAAGCCTTCTGAAGTGCTGCGGCTTGGGCAAACTGGCATTCGGAGGTGATGACTCGGCGAAGTGTGTTGGCTTCCGGTTTGGACAGCCAAATTCTAAGTTTTCGTTCGGAATCAATGCTGATTGGTTCTTTTTGAAGAACTATCATTGAAGGAAGCAAACCACCGATTACGATGTTCGTCAAGCATCCTACCGCCGTTCTTGGCGACTATTCAGATTTCAACGGAGCTTTCTTAGCCTTGGCTTTGGCAGCGTTTGCAGCCTTTGATTCCTCACGCTTGCGCTCAATTGCCGCAGCGGACTCTTGGGATTTTAGCTGCATGTCAGCCGCCGCCTTGGCGGTGGCAAGTTCAAGGTCGGTCGCTGCCTTGGAAGCTGCGATTTGAGCGTCCACCTGAGCTTTTTCCGCGTCCCTTTGAAGTTGAGATTGGTGCGCCGCTTGAAGTCGAGCTTGGTCAGCTTGAAGCGCTTGGTTCAAGCGTTCCTGTTCGGCTTGTGCAACTTGAGCGTCGAGTTGAATCTTCTGAGCCGTCTCTTGGGCTTTGACGTTCGCTTTATTGTTCGCAGCTTCCGCCAATTGAAAAATGCTTTGGAGCTTCTGAACCGTTTGTTCCAACGCGGAGATTTGCTGATCCTGTTTTGCGGAAGACTCCGCTGCGGGTTTCGCAACCTGCTCTCCCACCTGCTGCAATATCGACTGCTCCATCTGCTTCAGGATCGGGGTAATCTGCGCCATCAGCGCAGGACCGCCCTGTTGCTCGGTGACCTTCGATGTTAGGTCGTAGTCGTGAGGCCCACCGCTGAACTTCACCACCTGTTCCAGCATCTTGATGATGCGGCTCACGCCAACCGCCGCCGTGAATTCCGGATTGCTGGCGATGACCGTGATGCCCTGCATGATGGCCGCTGCCGCCTGCGGATCGGTATTTTCTCCGGGCGGAACGTTTGTTCGGCTGAAATCGACGTATTGCAGCGTTGAAATCTTTCCACCCACAAGTTTCTTGTAAGGTCCACTGCCTTCAATCTTAAATCCAATGTCGGCAAGAATGGAATCCAACCCCGGAGTGCTGTCGGAAACATGGGCGGTGACTTCGTCATCTCGGTACGCCTTGTTCGCCTCCCACAATTGCTGTTTCCAAGCGTCTCGGCCAGCGTCAACGGAAGAAGCTGTGTATCGCGCCCGGTTATCGCCCGCGTTGGCGATGATGTCCACTTCGCCCTTGCTCTGGTAGTGCTGCGCAGCGGAGCCGGTTTCTTGCGCGGTGATTTGCAGCACCCGTTCCATGATATTGAGCATCGTGGAAATCATCGACTGCAACTCAACTACGCTGCGATATTGAAATTGCGGAGTGAAGAAAGCCTGCTTCACGTCCAGCCCGGCGCGCGACAGCTTGAGCGAGTCGTAGCCAAGGTAATTACGGCTGCGATAACGGCGCTCACCCAGATTCTCCATTGCCTTGATGTCTTCCTGCTTGACGAGATTTTTGTCGTAGAAGATGACGTTCTCCAGATTCTGTTTGGCGGTCAGAATCATTTGCGAAAGGAGATTCCCCAGATGATCCTGCCACGGGATTGTTTCGAGCGAGAAGCTGGACGGCTGCCCGGCTTGCGCGTCGAAATCATAGCCCATGAACCAAAGCGGATTGTAAGCGCACGGCGCCGCCCAGATTACGGTTTCATCCGATGCCATCGTGAAGCGGCACCAGACGGGGTACTTGTAATCTCCCAGTCCCCACTTGGACGGCACCAATTTCCAGAAAAACTCCGTGATGAAAACTGCGCAATCACGTTCGTTGGTGCTGTAAAGCGCCGCCTTGTCTTCGCGACTCAGGCTGGTATTGAGGCAACCCGGATGTTTCAACTGACATGGAAAAACTTCGCTGAAATAATTGCGATGGATCGGCTTGTCCATCCAGTTCGTGCCAAACGAAATCGCGTTGCGATTCCAGAACATCCGATTGTCGAGGATGTCGCCATACCTCTGAACGTCCCAGTGATAGGCGTACTCGCAACCCGTATCCGTGTTGATGGTGGGCGCGGGATGATGTAAATCGAATCCCATGCGCGTCGGATGCGGAAGGTTGTACCGTAACCCCTCCTTCTGCACCCTGACCTTGCCGTCGATAACCTGCTCTTCGCAATGCCACTCTTCTTTAGGGAAGGCGACCACGATGCCATACTTGAGCATTTGCTGGATCGCCTGCTTCAGATATTCGGTGTAGCCGTACCATTGGGCAGTCGTATCGACGATGTCTGTTACGATCTCACACTTGACCCGATTGGCATCCGTGTTCTTTGCCGGAGTGAATTTGAACAGCGGCGACGTATCGCGCTCGTTGTAGATTTTCGCGGTCTTCGCCGTGTGGTACGCGCGAACGATGGGAATGAGAATCTGAAAGAAGATCGGCGGATTGAGGACTTTGACCATTTCCCCGTTGCCCTTGTCCACCGACAGGAACAACTCTTTTTCTGATAGACCCCATATTGACAACTGTTCAAGCACCCCCTTGGCATCCAGATTCTTGCTGAGCAAATTTTGAACGAGCGTGGGCGTCGTTTGTTGAAACGGGATTTCGTGCGCCAGATCAATCGCCCAATACGTTCGGTAGTCCGTCAGGTTCGCTTCCATGCCGGAGCGGATGCGCTGCCGGATGGTGTCGATGAGTTTCTGAACCCGACGGTCCTTCTGGTCGGCGGTGAATACCTTTTTCCACGAACCGCTTGAAACATCCCGCTTGGCCAATTCTTTCAGGTCAATCACAAGCTCTACATACTTTCGGACATCATGTTCCGAACCGCCTTATTCACCTTGCCGCCTGTCTTGCCCTTCATCATCGGTTCCTCTTCCTCCTCGGGCGCGGTGTCTTCGGATTCCGACTCGGCTTCCGGGGTGACTTCGTTGACCTCGAATTCACCGGGGGAGATTTGAGTGACCTTGATAGTCAGCGTGTATTCGCTGCCGTCTTCCCAGTCGGCAATCTCATCCGCCCAGTCCACATTGTTAGGATCGAGGGAGAGTCGATTGTCCACGGCACCGGGGTCGGAGTTGTCGGCGGGGCGCGATTCGAGCGCAGTTGATCTTGATATAGGCATAAACGTTTTAGTTGCGTGCGCCCCGGGATGCGCGTTTATTACGTGATGTAACAAAGCAGCAGAACCGGCTTTGTGCAACTGAAATTACAATATGATGCCAGAACTGGCGGTCCCACCCTTCCAAATCGCCCCCCGCCAACAGGAAGGAATGGAGATGTGCCGTCGGAAACGGTTCGTACTTTTCAGTGGTCCCCGCCTTTCAGGAAAAACCGAAGCCAGCACGCACTGCGTAGTCGATCACGCGTGGCGCACTGATCGCGGCAACATCTCCATCGTATCCGTGAGCCAGAGCGCGGGCTTGGATTCCGGTATCTGGAAAAAGCTGATCAACGTCACAATTCCCAACTGGATCAATTCCGGCATGGGGATGAAATGGGCGAAGAAACCCTACATTGCCAATGTAACCAAGCGCCCGGCTTGCGCTGTGACAAATGCGTTCGGCACGATGACTGAACTTCAGTTGGATTCCTTGAAGTTCGAACAGGAGGTCGAGGACCGTTTCAAGAACCGGGAGTTCTCCATGATGTACGTCCCGGAATTGTCGCACTTCCAAGAAAAGAAGACCTTCGACATCTGGGCGGAATGCCTGCGCGGGTCTCATTTGAAGGATGAGCAATTCCTATTTCTCGCCGACACCAACCCCGCTGATGACGGCGAAGACTCGTGGATTTACTTCATGTGGTTCGTGCTGCCGCTCTTGAATTTCAACGAATACTGCGAGTACTGCCGCAAGAAAGACCTACCCACATTGTCGGAAGGTGCATTCAATAATTACAAGTCATCCATTGGGTCCCTCACCTTCAACATCGAGCACAACATATTCCTGACGCGCAACCGCATTGAGTTGCTGGAAGGCACGTATGCAGGAAACCAAGACCTGTACGACCGCTACATTCTCGGTTTGTGGAAGAAATCATCGATGGATGCCTTGTTCTACAAGGTGTTTCGCCCAAACTTCCACATTGTCGGTGAGATCGAAACCCCGGGCAATCCAAACCCGGAATTGATGGTGCCGGAGAAATCCACGTCGCGGCTTTACACCGGTTGGGACCCCGGCTCGGGCGTCAACAGCGCGTTCTGCATTGTGGAGAAGGTGACGGGCAAGGTGACGCTACCCAGCGGCAAGCAAGTGGAGAAGTCGATTTACAAGGTGTTGGATGAACTTGTGATTACCGGTCAGGATCACAGCCTTGACGAATTCACGCAAGAATGCGTGAAGAAAATGGAATGGTGGGAAGACAAGTGCGGGCAGGGTTTCGACTGGGAGCATTGGAGCGACCAAAGCGTTTTTCAAATGCGCGAGCCGCGCCATCAAAAGTATTATCACCAGATCGTTTACGAGGCGAGCGCTGGAGTGGTGACTCTCAAGGCAGCGGAGCGGGGGCCGGGATCAGTGAAACAGCGCATTGACCTTTGTCGGAAGCTTTTGTTCGAAGGTCGGCTTTTCTTCAGCAATGATAAGTGCGCCAAGACCATTGAAATGTGCCGCTCGATGAGAAAGGGCACTTCCAACCTTCAGCCGATTGCCAAGGGAAGTCCGCACAAGCATCCGTTCGACGCGCTCCTGTATTGCATTGCCTCATTGGCGTATGATGAGTTGGATGACGCAGTTTTCGACCGGATTCGAACCTCATGGAATGAAAAAGTCTCTGAATCAAGCTTGGTTTCGGTGGGTCTTTAGGCGGCTGCGCCGGGGTTTGCGCTTCAAGGCGCAGTTATCGTGCGCGCTTTTGATTGCGGGCGTTTTCAGCCTCGCCCGCCCGAAACAATCTTGGCCGAGAATCAAGGGCGCGTTCCTGACTTGGCTGCGGTTCGCAAGAAATCCAAGACCGACGCCTTATTGGATATTTTACGGTCGAATGCGCCAGTGTAAAAAGTGCGTCCTCTACGAGCCGATTCTTGGGACTTGTTCGACTCCGTTGGACCGAGAGAGACGAGACATGGGATGCTTTTGCCACCTCGTGACTAAAGCTTCCTTCATAGATTCCGATTGTTGGTTTCGAGAACAGGGAGTTGATGAATCCCTTGGGTGGCCGGATTCACTTCGCAGGCTGTCGGGTATTTCGATTATTGTGAGTCGCCCAAAACGTTGATTAGTGAGGTCTTTTCTTGGTTTGAGGTTGACCCCCGGAAGTCTCCAAACAATAGTTCTTTTGGCTGCTGTCATAATGTTACGCGTTATGTCTGTTGCAAGTGACAGCCGTCCGGATACAACCGGGCGGCTGTTGCGTTTTCACTATAATTCGCGTATAAACATTGTCAATGAACGACGCAGTGACAGATGAGAACGGGAAACCCGCCTCTCCAACCTCCCCGCCAGAAACGTCAGTGCTTAATGTTCCGCTTCCCATAAGAAAATACACGCGGAAACCCGTCAGTTCTGAGAAGCAGTTTTTGGATTCACTGGGCATCGGCAAAGCGGTTGCAACGCGATTGCTGGCAGATGGAAAAACCGACCGCTTCCTGAATACGCGAATCACGGCGCGGGTTTACGTGGTTCATCAATTCAATTCCGCCGAAGAGGTGATGAAGGCGCAAAAAAGCGCAAATGTCATCGGCATAAACCCGGCTATCGACATCCGCTCCCGGGTTGCCGCCTTGGATGTGGCGGCACGCTGCGCAATGGCATTGGCGCGACTCAGCGAGGTTGCCATGACGACCGCGCGCAACATGGACGCGCCAGAGAATGCCAATGACCCCAAGGTCGTAAAGCCGATTCAGAACAATTATTTTGCGTATCCGCCCGTCGCCCCTGTTTCCAACCGCGAGCCTGACAGTGCTGCCACAAATGGCGAAAGTACACCTCTGAACATCACCGCCAAAGTAAAAGCGACGGAGTAGTTCACACGGGCAGCTTGTGCGGTATGGTCTTGGCGTATGGCAACAGACGCCCAAAAAGAAAACCGAAATAGAGTTTATGCGACGTGCCGCCAACCCGCGTGGCGGACGACTGACCAGATTGGCCAAGCGCTTGCGATAAGTCAACCCTTAACAAAAAAGGAATTTTGTGGCCCTTGATGCTTACGGAAACTACATCTGCGACATATCCCCTGCGGCTGTGTCGCCTTTACCCACATCAATGTTCAGTGGAAATTCGGGCGTTGGAGCGCCCAGCAACGCTGACGGCAATGACGGGGACACCTATGTCGATTTGACGACGGGCACATTTTACACGAAGAGCGGCGGCACTTGGGCGGTTGCGACCGGTGGGGTGGGACCGGCAGGCGGCAGCGGACTGTATGGGTCTGGAAGTCCAGAAGGGGTAAAAACCGCAGCACCCGGCACGACGTATTTGGACATTGATAACAACGCTTTCTGGGTCAAAGAAACCGGCGTGCTCGCAATTGGCTGGATTCCCATTGTCTATTGAATAATTATATGAAAAAACTCCTCTCTCTCCTCGGTCTGGTCCTTGCCCTGCCCGTGTTCGGTCAGGCTCCGGTGCTGCGCCAGTCATACACGACCAATACGGAAGCCGCCGCCCGGCTGGTCAGCACCAACATTGCGGCGTATCAGGCTAAGATTGCGACGAATAATTTAATTCCGAATCTTAATGGCAAGGGCACGAACACGATCATCTACACGAGCGGTAACGCTCCCGCGTTTCAAACGGTTATCACCACGCCGGATGGTACGGTGAAAATGGCGATTGATAATGATACCACTCCGGGCTTCATATTCACAGGCGATGTTTGGGCTGATTATTTTCATGGAAACGGGTCGCTTTTAACCAGCATTCCCGGCTCGAACATTCAAGCCTCGACCATTAACAGCAATCGTCTCGACGCGGCAACTCTGGCATTGCTGGTCGGCACGCAGACCAACGTCGTCAAGGACCTGATCACCAACCAGAACACTATCGTAGTTGGTCAGGCGAATTTCACGGTGACTCCATTTACAAGTTCCGTCGGCGCAATCACCTATTCGCTGAACCTTCACTCGGTACTGACCAATATCGGTCTGGACGGATCAAACATCATCGGAAGTCTTACCAACAACACGACCGGAAATGCCCGGACAGCAGATTTTGCCACTGAACTTTACATACCTCCGTGGCAGTCAATCAAGCTTCCTGATGGAGGAACTGGAGAGAAATTGGCATTCCGCCATACCAACTATCCAACAATGCAATTCATTATGCGCACAAATGGATGGTTTTATGCGCCGTTTTATACTGGTGATGGCTCAACTCTTACCAACATCCACGGCAGCAACTCCATTCAGTCGGGCACCATTTCCACAAACAAAATGGACGCCACGGCGTATGCGGCTTTTGTCGGCGGCGGGACGACTTACACCAACAATTCATCTGGACTCCCGGGTGTTGTGCTGGGCAGCGGGATCGGCACCAACTTAACAACGCTGGCGACCTTGGCTCAACTCGCCGGTTTCACCACTAACGGAGCCGGTGAAACGAAAGCTCTGGTCTGGACGAATGGGGCCTTGGCGTGGGCCAACATTGCTGCGAGCGGTGGGGGTGGGGGCGCCTTGGTGAGTAATACTTGGGCACAGTCATGGACGTGGCCTAATCGCTATACAAACAACACCCCCTATGTGGCGAACGTGTTTTTTGAATACAACTACAACATCGCAGCCGGACAATCCCAAGCCTTCACTGTCAATGTTGACACTAATGCCGATGGAACATCAGACCGTATCATGCAGTATTCATTGACCGTTACAACCGCAGGCCAAGTCGGCATCTATGACACGGCAACTTTCGTTGTTCCGCCCGGGGGCGTGTTTGCTCTGACCAACAACGTCAATTCCGGTGGCACAGTGACCATCACCTCACAGCGTGGCGGGATCAATTATTACAGCACGAACAGCAGCGGGACAACTACCGGGCTGGCTGCCTCCAGCCTGACGTTGACCAATGCGGGGCTGTTCGGTGGGTCTGCAACTGGACCCGCCGCTGAGATTACGGTTGGGAGCGGACTCACCTTGTCAGGCAGCACACTAACTGCGACTGCCTTTGCCGGGGCGGCGACCAATACCGTTTACCTGTCCGCCAACAGCACCACGTATGGAGAGGGCACCCCAACCAGTCCGCTCGACGCCTCGACAGCCGCCAAGCTGGCAACGGCATGGAGCAATGTGTTTCCGTCGCTGGCGGTGGCGGTGAGTAATCGGGGAGTGGTGTTCCTGCCGGGCAACTACATCACGACCAACACGCTGACAATTCCGTCCAACTCGTTCAACATTGTAATCAGCGGTTACGGCGCGAAATTGTCGCTGACGAATGCGGCTCTGACGGCAGCAAACTGGGTTATCTCAAGCGACGTGGCTAACAACGTCTGGGGAGCTGTGTCGAACGTGACCGTGGCCGGAATGGTGATTGACGCTGGCAGCTATGTGACCGTGACCGCAGCAGCAGGTGTGACCGCTGGCGTTCAACTCAATGGTATCGGAAACTTAATTCAGGATGTGTCAGTGGAGAAGTTAACCACCAGCACGTCTGTGAGCGCAGCGGAGTCGTTTGGGTTCATTCTGTCCGGAACCAACAGCACGATCCAGAACTGTTCCGTGACGAAAATGAACGGCTGGTATGCGACCGGAATCGCGATTGTAGGGTCGGATTTGAGGATGATGAACAACTTCGTTGGGTTGCACACCAGCCAGAATCCTCCCAGCACAAATCAACTGTTCGGGCTGGCAACGTACTGTGGAAACTCCGTGGTCAGCGGTAACACGGTGCGCTGGGTGAACGAAGGTATACACTCGGACGCGGCGGGCGTGCCTGTTCCTGTCGGAAAGACGTGGACGAATACCATCATCACCGGGAACTTCTTGAGCGGAATGGGGGCAGCGTTGAGCTACCCTGCTTCCACCAACCAGATTTACGACGGATTCCTGTTCGAGGGCAACATCATCGAAATCACCACGAACACCTCGGCGTGGATTTACCTGAACAACAGCGGGGCGGGAACTGCTATCAAGAACTTCTTTTTCAAGGGCAACTCTTTCCGGGGGACTCCGGTAGCGGTGAACAATCTGCCGACGAATGCACCGCTCACGATCACCAACATCGTGTATGACGGGAACGAGTTCAGCGCGGCGGTGCATCCAGCACAGTCGCCACCTTACTTCATCTCTCGGTCGGATACGATCAATGCGACCAACGCAACCTCGATCCGGGCCATCACCGCACAGCAGACCAACACGACGCAACTTCTGACCGACCTTGCCATCACCGACCGCACCAATGCGACCTCGATTAGAGCGATCACTGCCCAACAAACAAACCAGACGGCCATCCTAGCTTTGACCGCGCAGCAAACCAACCAGACAGCGATCTTGGCGCTCACGGCTCAACAAACGAACCAGACCGCCGTCCTAGCTTTGACCGCGCAGCAGACGAATCAAGCGGCGCTGTTCACCC